CTTTTAGTTTGTCTCGAATGACTGCTGGTGTTGAAGACTTGACCATCTCAAGACCCATAACCTTAACCTTGGGCTCTGCGTATTGAACACCCTCAGAGTTATGCACATTCAATATGTAGCGTTTCTTCGCAGTCCAAAGACCTTTATCGGCAAGAACCTCACGCTTCATCTGCATCTTTTGAGAATATGCATTCATCATAGAAGCAAGTTCATTATAACAAGTGTCTATGTATGGTTGAACCTTGTCCTCACAGAAGCGATCCATAAAGTTAATTGTCTTATCAACGGAATGGCCATTAAAATAAGTCTCAACAAGTTTCTCAAAAGTCACATAGATAGAGTCGGTGTCAACAGCAATAATATAATCTTCGTTTTTAGTTTTGAGAACTTTGTTCATAAACGCATTCATCTTGTCATGAATCCAGCGAATAGATAACTGCCCTGATGTAGTAATACCCTCAGCCATGCGAATGTCAAAGTAGCGGAAATATTGATTACCCATCGCACCATAAGCTGAGTTCAAAGCAATCTTCATAGCCATTTGAAGATTATTCAAGCGAGAGATTTCTTTCACTAGATGCTTTTTGGTTTTATCATTTTGATATTCCTGCTCAATTTTCAACATCTGCTTTTTAAACTTACTACGATTAGCATACATCTCTTGCATTAGAGCTGGCATAAATCCTTGTTTGCTTTTATCGTAACAGACACCATTCGCAGTCATAGTTAAATCTCGATCGATCAACATTTGAGTGTCAATCTTACCAGAAAGTAAGGACTCAACATTAGTATGCACTCTTCCAGATTTCAGTGTTTCTGGAGAAATATTATACTGCATAATTAGGTGAGGGTAAAGACTGTTTAAGTCAAAAGAGACAACCCACTTATGAAGACCAATCAATGGATCTTTAACATACGCACCCTCAAAGGCAGAGTCTTTCTTGTTACCACTGTTAGGTGGTATAACAATGCTCTTATCGCGAAGATGATTATAGATGATAGCATCCCACATACGAACTTGACTGAACACATCAGTATGAAGTTCAATCAGTCGCATCTTATCTTCTAATTTGTCAACAAGTCTTACGTCATGAATGTTATACTCAACGAATTCATTCCAGTAGTTAGTATAGAAATCCTTGAAGGAATCTCCAGGATTTTCTTTCTTCTTCTCACCGAGTTCAATGTATGCGATATGATCAAGTTTATACGATTCTTGAGCAGAGTAAGTATACTTGCGATAGAGATCAAGATAGTCGAGAGAACTGACACCAGCAATATCATAACTGATTTCTTCAACACCCTTAACAGCAATTCTTCGCTCATGGATTATACCCCATGGTGATATCTTTTTCGCTTGCGCTTCACCAAGGACATTAATAATTCTACGAATTAGATATGGCACGTCAAAGAACTCAATGTTCCAGCCAGTAATAACATCAGGTGGACTTAAACGCCAAAAGGCAAGGAACTCTCTAAGAAGATGCTCCTCGCTCTTACATTGAATATATTTTATAGTGTGATCTAAACCGATCACAGGTCCAACACCGAAGGTTGTTATTTCCTTTGTGTTATTATCTTGGACAGTAATAAGTAGAAGTTCTTCATTGGCAGTTTCCATGTTAGGAAAGCCATCTTCAGTTTTAGTTTCAATATCTAGAGAATAGATTTTAATTAATTCTCTGTCCCAATTTATTTCACCTGTGTGGGTGTCGCTGATATACTGCGCAACATAGTTGTTGTTTCCGTAAATAGGAAACCCCTCGATGTCTTTATACTGTTCAATAAAGTCTCGACATTCTCTAATACTTCCAGGTTTAATCGGATAGACCAGCGATCCCTCTAAGGTTTTTAGAGGAGACTGTTTTTCTTTTGAGGAAGTTACGTAGAGAGTTGGTTGATACTCAACCTTAAATGCGACAGGATTGTTAGCGTCATATCCTCTTACTAGAAGGTTATTGCCTTGAAGATAAACATTAGTGTAAAAATCCAAATTATACTCCATACATTAGCATCATTGCATCATATGCGCAATCATGAATAGGGTTGTGTTTAATTACGTTGTGGCGTTTGAATGTTGGATGGTTAACATCACAGTAACCATTCTTAGCAGTCGAACACAAACAATCAACTGCTGTTCTAACATCACGCCAGTTATTATACGGGAAAATAAGTTCTTCGTCAATCTTCTTAGTTAAAGAATCAATAATAACTTGATCGAATGACCCACGAGACCAGATAGTGTCTTCTCTACCGTGTTTAGCGACATATTCTTTTAGAATACGAATGCCTTCTTGTGGTGTTAGATCTTCTGGTGTTGGATCAAAAGAAGTCGATCGGATAGAAGGATGAATCTTAGCCCACCATTCTAAAGTTTCCTTTGAGATTGTCCTGTTGTATTTTTGCGCTTGAAGTTTTGAATCGAATTTTACAAAACATGCATTCTTTATCATTGTTTCGTAATCGTCACCTTGATTGACATATATAAGCGCAGCAGATAAGACGACAGCTGTAGACTCTGCGTCAAGTGTTTCTATGTCAAAAATATACATAATGTCTCCAATGAAAATCGCCTCAAGTATTATTATACCTGAGGCAATCTTTAAAAGCAAATCAATTTATTGCACTTTTGATGCGCTTAGAATTTGGGCTGCTTCTTCTTTTGTAAGAATTTCCAAACCACTACCAAACAATCTATTGTATTCGTTAATCAGTTTTTCTGCTGGTTCACATTCAGCTGCAATGCTATTCATAAAAACTGTAACTCTACCGTCAATAGAGAAAGGCATATATGGCGCCATGACGCCATCAGTTTTTCCATCTGTTGTACTCTTTAGAAAAATGATAGCTGCATTAGTTAGATGCAATGCTCCATCAGTTTTCGCTTTTGAATCATCTTCTTTGGCAATTAAAACATCGCCATTAATTAATCTAAAGGTTCTTACGTTCATATACTCTCCTGTTCAACTAACCATTCGACCCAATCACTTGCTTCTCTGAAATCTGAGAACTGACGGATCACTGTTTTGTCAGCATCAAAAACATGCTGAGCCACTATCATGACATACTTGTCACTGAATACGGAAACCTTTAACAACCACGTTGCTCTTCGAACGAGTTGGTAAGATAATAGGTCTTTGTAAATTTTTGCTTTCATCATACATTTATTTAGTATGATGACATGGGGGATTTTACTCCCCCATGATTTTATTTCACAGGATTTTTTCCTGGGCTGTTAACCCATTCCCAATCATCATCTGTCATTGGAATCCAATTTAACATTTACAACTCTCCGTATTAAGAATCAATCTTTTTGCAGCTTCTTGATGTCCATGTCTGGCTAAACATGCAGCTGCGCGAGCTTGACCCATTGCTTGTAGAATGCAATAAAATTTGCACAGAAACTTTTTCATTTCTGTTCTTCTACGAGAAATTGTTGTGCTGGTGGATTCTTTGATGCGTACTCACTCACAGTTAATGGTTCATCAGAAATAGCGATTTTCTGCGCTTTCTTATGCTCAGGAATAATACGCTCAAGAGCAATCTTCAACATACCATTAATCAATTCTGCACCTTTGATCTCAACTTGATCATTCAATGCAAAGGTATGAGTAAAGTTACGAGCAGCGATTCCCTTATGTAACCACTCCATTGTAGAACTGTCTTCCTTAGCCCTACCCTTGACAATTAATTTATCGTCAGCGAACTCAAGTTCAAGTTCCTGCTTAGAGAAACCAGCAACAGCCATCTCAATGACGTACTTGTTCTCTTCAAGTTTCTTGATATTGAATGGTGGGTTTGTGAGATCGTCATGGATTTTCGCTAGACGATTAAATTGTTCATCAAACCCAACAAAGAACTTGTCAAAGTCTTTAAATTGTGGGTGTAACATTGTATCTGGTAGCCACTTATGTACCATTTTATTTTCCTCCTGCTTGTAATTGATTATTGCTTATACGCTTTTTTTGCATCGAAGTTGTGCAGAGACATACCAACTGTTGTAAAAAAGTTTAGTGTCTCTTGACCAACTGACTTAGCAAAGGCAGCTTGAGCGTCAATATAAGTTTGAAGGGGTTTTGCGACTTCTTCGTTAGGGACGAATGTCTTAACAAATTGAGTCTTGGCACCTTTTACGGTGTCGATGAGTGCGTTATATGCTGAGATCATATTTTCTCCTTTTCAGCGAGTAATTAAAGTAGTCTCCCCGAAGGCAAGACTGTTAAATGCTGGTTACGAGATCCAGCGACATCGTACGTCATGTCCGCTTTAAAACGCTTCGTACCATAGCGGTCCTAAGGTGAAGCCTTTAACGCCCATCCCGAGGGATTAGATTCTATTTAGCGATTTGCGATATACATTGTAATCTCAAATCCAAAACGCATATCAGTTGCTTCAGGTTTTGTCCACATAATAATCTCCTTATAAGAATGCTCGAAGTGAGCATAACTACTTATCCCTAAAGTGGCGAAAGTAGCCTAAAGGAAATCATTAAAAATCCCTAATTGTATTTAGCGTTTTTTCCCAATATTATATTTAGGCACCAATTCCCAGTCATCTTTCTCTTTATGAGTTACAACTTTTATCTGGGAAAGGGACGCTTTTGGTTCTGCTCTGGATGGGGATAAGATCTTTAATAAACCCCAGTCTTGCAGAAGACTTGCAATAGTATTGCGTCTTTCGACATCGTTAGACGTAATATTGGATTCTTTACCGTCTAGCGCAAACAGTTCCTTGAAGTGGACAATAAAGTACCTGCCTTGCTTGTGCAAAATGTGGCAAGACTGATACAGTTTTCTTTCCTTTCTCGAGGCAATGCCAATACGAGTTAAGGTCTCTCTTACTTTAAGGAAATTGTCTGGCTCAGGTAGGGTGACTTCAAGCATGGACTCTGGAGTCCAATCGTAATAAACCATTTCAACAGTCATGATTTTCCACCTTTATATAATTTTTCTTCTATTTCTTTCAGTTGATCATCCGTAAGTATGCTCATAGCAACTTTCGCCTTTTCATCAGAGCACTTAAAGTACTCTTTCACCAAAGAAAAATGCTTCCTTGGAGAAACGCTTCTTCTTTACAATGCTATTTAGGAAAAACGAAAATTGCCATTCTGGTGGAATCTGAGAATAGCGGTTCATTACATTAGCGTAGGCTACCGTGTCTACAAAGTAAGAAAGTCCCCTGTTAATAATAAAGGCACTTTTTTTGTAATCTTTAGACGCCAAAGAATCCTTCTTTAGCAAGTCCTCCTTCGTGTTTGTGACAGCATTTATAAAATCAAATGGACTCATGATAAAGTTTCTAGTAAATCTTTCTCTACAATAAACTTAGTTTTTGGATAACGTGTACCCATAGCTGTAAGTAAAGATTCTCTATCTTTACCTTGGGCGATAAATTCATTGGTATCATAGTTATACGCAAAGACTAATCCCTGTCTTTTCTCAAAATAGATGCGAACTACATCTTCGTCTTGCTCGTCCTCTTCCATTTGCGAAAATAGTTTTTCCATAGCATGTTTCGCATACGCTTCTCTTGCATGCCAACCAAGTTTAAGCATGAGATATCCGTAAGCAATTATTAGCAGAAGATCTAAAAATGTCATTTGAATTTACAGTTGACCATAATTTCTGTAAGAGCAGCCATAATATTTATCTCTTGGTCTGCTACGAATGCCGACTTATATTGATAGTCTGCTAAGGTAACTACCAACTGTGGAACAGAAGAAGGATCCATAACATCAGTTGCTTTATCGTATAGATTGCGGAAGATGTGGGCAGTACCCATATCCGCATTCTTACCAACCCAGCGACGGATATCTGTATATTTCTTCGACTTCAACAAGTCAACCAACTCTTTGAAAGACTCATCGCTAACATTTAGAAGAATGCCTGAGTCAATCTTACCAGAAACAGAATAGCGCTGAAGTTCATTCAGTGTTCTGCGGAAGTCGGGAAAATGTTTAGTGACGAGTTCAGCTACAACCTTTGAGTCAAAGTCAACCTTCTCGAAAGAAAGAATATCAGAGATTCTTCTATAAAATGCAGCTGCGATCTTAGGTTTCTCACCATTGTCAACTTTAAAGTCAACATTAATACAGCGAGATTGAAGAGCATCAAGAAGACGATGTTTAAAATTACAAGTAAAGATGAAGCGACAGTTACCTGCGAACTCTTCAATGAATGCACGTAGGGCTGGCTGAACAGAATCTGCATTCATATAGTCAGCTTCATCGATAATAACAACTTTCTTCGCATCAGTAAGCGACACAGTTGACGCAAAAGATTTAATAACAGTTCGGAGAGTGTCAATAGAACGACCTTCATCCGATCCGTTAATCATTAGATACTCAGCGCCAACCTCATCACATAATGCTTTTGCTACAGTAGTCTTACCAACGCCAGCAGTTCCGCTGAAAATAAAGTTTGGTAGTTCACCACTAGCAACAAACTCTTTAAAAGTTTTCTTCAGCGATTCTGATAAAATACAATCATCAATTTTCTGCGGACGATAGCGTTCACACCACAAATAATGCCCATCATTACCCATCATAAAATCTCCATTTCACTAAATAAAAGGTCGGGAACAGTTCGTTGCAGCGAACCATCCCCTAAACATAACAACCTATCAGAGAGGTCACTATGTCTAACATTATATATAAGATTACCAATAAAGTCAACGCCAAAATCTACATTGGCAAGACTTCCAAATCTGCTCAGGAAAGACTTAATCGTCATTTCTATAACAGCAAAACTCAAAACACCCACCTTTATAATGCTATGCGAAAGTATGGCACAGAGAACTTTCATATTGAAATTATAGAAGAAACCGATTCCCCAAACGAAAGGGAGATCTTCTGGATTGAAACACTTAATCCAGATTACAATATGACCAGAGGTGGCGACGGAGGGGATACATCAAAGTCCCCAACCTGGATAGAGGGTATGAAGCATAGAAAAGTTGACCCCCAAAAACTCGCAACATATGGTATGTTAGGTAAACAGCATCCAGGTAAAGGTAAACCTCTAACTAGAAACTATCGCCAAGTTATCTGTGAGGGTGTTGAGTATCCTTCTATCGGACATGCTCAAAAAGCATATCCTGGAATTAGCATAAGAAGAAGACTCGACAACCCAAACTATCCTGAGTTCTACAGAGTTAAAGATTATTCAAATGTAG